GCATCTCTACTAATTTGTCTCTCTTTTCGTGTAGTTTCTCTAGAGATACTATTTTATATAGGGCATGACTCTCGATAGCTGTTTTACTATATTTATTGTTTACTATAATTTTTTCGTATCGATATTTTTTATATATATATTTGATTAAGTCGTAAGCTGCTGTTCTACTAGTATTTTGTAGAGAGAATGGATTGTCTATACCCTCTATTACTATACTATACTTTGTAGACTTTACTGCTGAACGAGAGATTGTTATGTCTATTACTCTCTTGCTACTCTCGATTAATGTATCGATTGGAGTCTTTTCTCTACTATTGATTATCATCTATAAATTCCTTTGCTCTACTATCGTGTAAGTCTATGAGTGTATCAGTAGAGAGAGCCTGTATGTATCTACAAGCCCTCTCGATTTGATTACCTCTCTCATATTACTTGTCTACTACCTTAGCTCCATTTATTCTTACAACTTTCTCTACCCCTACGGCGTCTACAAATCTGAAATGAGAGCCATGAGCCTCTACGAACTTTGTCAATTCGTGGTTAGGGTTCATCTCTGCGAACTCTTTTAAAATTCCGCCTCTCTCTCCCTTTATTCTAAATAGAGTATTAAACGTCTCTTTTGACATCTCTCTAAGAATCTTACTTGCCTCTATGGCGGTTACTGCGTTTCTTGTATCTTTCATAGTATTACCTTTGTCTATTGTGGCCTCTCTCGTAGAGTTCGTTCTATAAATTTGAGACTCTCTCTCAATAACGTTGTCTACTTGATTTTTACGGCCGTTGTTCATGTAATTAACTTATTACATAATTAACCAAAAAAGCAAGTATTATTTTAAAAAAAATAAAATAGGCCCTTTGCAGCCGAGCAAAATTAATACTAGGATATTAACTAGAACCTTGGTAAATTATAGGTTTGGTTCGATTTGATCTGGAATTATGGCAAGTTGCTATTGAGACTCAGTCTCATTATCAATAAGCAATGGAATTAAGGCTTAAAAAAAGTATTAGGAATATATAAAAATCCATGTTAAGTTCTAGGTAGCGGGCTTTTTTGTGCTTGGTAAGTGGCACATAACTTATATTATGTATAATAGAATTGAATGGCACATAATAAATATTATGTATAATAGGCGAATTTCAACCTAATCGCAAATTTCCAACTAGGAAGAGGGGGCGGGTACTAATATAGACTATAGCTCACACACATTGTAAGCCAATTTTTTTACTAAAGCTGAGTGTATTTAGGCTCTAATTTGTATAATGCTACTACTAATGGGTTATTATCTTTACCTTGTGAGAGATTTATATCTATATCTACTACAGTATAGTTACTTTCAGCACAGAACTCTAATACATCTTGCATCCATATTTCATCTATATGTGCTCTTATATCTTCACTTGCCGGTAATAGCTTCCCATTTGCCTGTAATATATCACAAAACTGTTTAGCAAATGTCATAACTTCCATCAATATATGCTCGCTTTCACTTCTTTTATTCTCATTACTTTTAACCCACTCTTTCTTTCTCTATTTTCTACCATATTCTTGGCTATCTCTGCATCTACTTCTTCAGAAAAGCTACAAAGGTTGTAACCGGGATAAAGTTTTGGTATCCATGCTCCATTGTCAGTACGATATTTTCTTTTTTCCTTTGAGTCATCAACTATTGTAAACATATTTCTCAACCTTTTTTGCCAATTCTTTAGCTTCTGACACGTTTAAAGGTCTTAGGTGTCCTATATTATTTAAAAAATTATAAATTTTAATTAAATCCTGTTCTGAAATCATAATATTAGTTTCCCTTTCTTAAATAGAACTTACACATAAACATCTTTCTGTTGCAACTTTTTTCTTTTTCTTTGTTATAATACGTTAGTATTATATTTTCTTTTTAAGAAAGTATAATAAGTATATAAATATAAGCTTCTTAGTTTGGTTCACCGCTCTAAATATAACATACAAAACCATATAAAGTCAACTACTAATTTATATTATTTTTTATTTGTTACAGTTAATATTTATTTAGTAAGTTTAGGTATGGTCAATAGTAACTTAAATAAAGCAAAGAACTATTGCGCGAACTATTGGTCAGGTAATTGCATGGGAGCAATGATGCAGAGGAAAGAAGGTAAATTAGTAATGTGGTTAGATAACGATAAGAAAGGAAAACCCTGTAATGCAAACGAAGGATGTGACTATTTCGAGAACATTGTGGTTAAAAGCATAGATAATGGATAATAAGACTAGAAAAGAGTTTAAAAGGGCATTAGAAATAATAAACCACTTTAAAAAGAAAGAGCCGTCAGTTAAAGCGCCAGTTAGAATGTCATCTTCGCCTGTTTGGGGAAGAATAAAAAAAGAGAGTGATGAGAATGAGTAAAACAGTTAAAAAGCAAATTAAAGTAGGTGGTCATAACTATAACGTAGTTGAAATGAATCTTAGTCCTAATAAAGACGGTAAGCAGCTGTTAGGTATGCACGACGTTAAGGAAAATAAGATATTTATTGATGAGGCAATGACACATACACGTAAAGTAGAAACGTTTATGCATGAGATTATACATGTTATATATACTAATTCGGGTGCTAGTCACGATGAAGGTGCTATAGATGCATTATCTAATGGCTTGTTGCAGTTAGGTGTAGCTGACTACTTATGGAAAAAGGTACAGTAATGCCTAAATTTACAGAAAATACAGTAAGAGAAGTAAAAAGTAAGCCTAAATCTATTGTGAGTAAAATAGAAAAAGAATGGCCAGATATGACATCAGAGTTTAAAAAGATACAGAATGAGCAATATGTATTATTTTGTATTAAGCAAAACGATTATGGCACTGGTAATATAGCTATGGGAACAATGTTAGACACTCCTAGTAACATAAGGCTGTCTTTGACAGGACTTATTGTTAGGATGAATGACAAAATCAATAGACTTATGAATTTAGTAGTTAAAAATGCAGAGACTCCTAAAAATGAGCCTATTATTGATTCTTTTCAGGATTTATCCGTTTATGGAATAATGTCTCAAATAGTTCATAATGGAAAATGGGGAAAGTAATTGTGAATATAGCTTTGTCTTTTTACTATTTAATAGAAGCAATAGTAATAAATATAGTATTATTTTTTATAAACCTAGTTAATAAAACAAGGAGAAGAAAATAGCATGAAGAGAAAACCATGGAGTGAAGCTGAGTTAGCAGTTATTCAGAACTATGAAAATACTTCAATAAGTAGGTATCAGATTTATCATAAACTTCTTTTACAAGGGTATGATAGAACTTATAAAGCAGTTCAAAGAAAGATTGAAAACTTAGGGCTTCGTAAACCAAGTAGATATGCTACTGGTCATGAAAAGACTATAGGGTATCTTGATATTGAAACTACTGGCTTAAAAGCAAACGTCGACATTATGTTATCTTGGGCGATAAAAACAAGAGATAAAGATGAAGTTGTTTTTGATGTAATTAAAAAATCAGAAGTGTTTAATGGTACTTATGATTATAGGCTAGTAACAAATCTATGTAAGGCTCTAAAAAAGTATGACCTTATATTGACATACTATGGAACTGGGTTTGATGTACCTTTTATGCGTACACGAGCTCTTGACCATGGCATTCAATTTCCTAAGTTTAGGAAAATGTCACATAAGGATATATACTACTTGGTTAGGTCTAAACTGCAGTTAACAAGAAGTAGTTTAAAAGTAGCTACTCAGTTTTTAGGGATTGATGGTAAAACAAACCTTGACCCTAGAGTTTGGAGAGATGCTAGGTACGGAAATAAAGATGCGTTAAAGTATGTATTAGACCATAATGTTGCTGATGTAGAGATTTTAGAAGATCTTCATAAAAAAATAGAGCAGTATACTAATGCAAACGTGGTTCCAGCGTAGTTTTTTTTACAAACAACAGTTGCATAAGAAGATGTTTATTGCTATATTATGTACTATAATATTAGACTATTACGGATGGACGTTCGATAATATAGCAGTAATGTCTTGGTTTTGCGTTATTGATTATGATTAAACGTAAAGTTGCAGGTAAAGAGTACGAAATATTTGAATCTATAGAAGAATTTGAAAATAATTACCCTAATGAAAAATTAGTTCACAACTGGAGGGATGGCAACAAAGATTGCTGGGTAAAGACTGATGATGGGCAGGTTTGTCCTGTTCTTCACCGAGGCGAACTACGAAACGGAACAGTCGAGGGCGTGTA